CTATCCGCCCAGCATCCTGTCCAGCCGCCAATCCAGCCACCGGTACAATCCCATGGCCATCAGGGCGACCGGAATCCACAGCAGGGTAAAGGCAGGGCATATCTGCCCCAGAAAATTTCCGGGGCGGCCGCGGTAGTCCCAGATCTGGTAGCGCCGGTTCACCAGCAACCCCGCCGCCAGCTCCACCATAGTGATGATTCCCGCGCCGAGAACCGCCCGCAGCGGCCAGGGCAGAACGGGCTGCACCTGCCCCAGCTGCCCGATGAGCAGAAAGCACACCCCGCCCGCCGCGAACATGCTGATATGGCTGTACCCCCGCCAGAGCAGCTCCAACCCCACGTAAGCCCCGCCGCCGATGCAGAAGAGCAGACATTTCTTGAGAAAAGCCATGTATTTTCACCTCGGAGGAAGTATTGCCAAAAATTCCAGCAAAAAAACGAAAAAATGTCTTGACAATGACCGCCTGTTCGGATACAATAATGAAGCTGATTTCGGCGGTGCCGAAATCCTTTGACCACATGGCGGCATAACTCAGTTGGTAGAGTAGCCGGTTCATACCCGGTATGTCATCTGTTCGAATCAGATTGCCGCTACCAGGCCCGTTGGTCAAGCGGTTAAGACACCGCCCTTTCACGGCGGTAACATGGGTTCGATTCCCGTACGGGTCACCATGCAGAAAAAGCCCTAGAAATCAATTCTAGGGCTTTTTTATTGCTTTATCAGCTATATTCCCACGTTCTTCAAACTTATTCTACGAGAAAGTATTACCACAGTTTTTAATATTTTCCCGCGTGCGGTACGTTTTTATGGTGCAAATTGGCAACGGATTGGCAACGGAATTTTGCCGCTCATTCTCTGAGCCGCCGCATAATCGCCGCGTATTCTTTGGGGTATATCAGCCGAACGCACTCCATGTGTTCGTCCATCACTTCTAATAGCCGTTTCATTCCCGCTGAATTTGCGGCAATTGCAAACTCGCTCCCGGATATTTCATCTTTTTGTGGTGCAGGAGCGGAGGAATACAGGCTTACGGGGGAAATATCAGCAGAGCGGGAATATTCCGGAAACATATGATCCAGAATTGTATAGCACGAGGCCATTAACTGGCATGTCGCCGCAGTTGGGCGCTTCACTGCTTTACATTCTTCGATTGTTTCCAGCAAATCCCGCTCTGCCAACATTTTTTACTCCTCCATACAACGGACGGCCTTTTCTAGAGCCTCTCGCGTCCGGCTATCCGGCGCTTCATCAATCATACGCCGCAGCTTATCCACCATATCTTCCTTGGCGTCTGCGCGGCTGTAGCGCCCCATGCTATCGCGTTTACGGCCTCGATAGCTCACGCCGTCGCGATAATCGGATCTGTAGCCATCCCGCCCATAGTTGCCCATGGCGTACCAGTCCCCGGCACTGCTGTATCCTTCACCCATCATAATCTTGTCCAGATTCTTCATGGTGTGCGTCAGCTTGTCCACGGTTTCCAGATCACCGGCGGACAGTTCGCCTTTTTCGGCGATTTCGTCCAGCTCCCGGCAAAGTGTATCTCTCAGCTGTTCCCAGTGCTTCATAATTTCACCTCCTAGGCCACGCGCTCAATCATCAGATTGGCGTTGGCAACATCGATTGCCTGCGCGGAGACATTGCGCACGGATAACGCTACGCAGCACCCACGGGGAACATCCACAAACGCGGAGGTTGCCACGTTGAATGCGTCTCCCACGGCGGCGGGTGTTGCCGTCGCCGTAGTGGTGGGAAGCGCTTCACCTCCCAGCGCCAGCGCTATGCTGATAGCCCCAGCGGTTCCGCCGGTAGGCACGGAGATGTTTCCCACGAAAAGCACGCGATACCGCGCGATTGGGGAACATCCATTGCAAATGCCCCGAAGTGTCACCAGCCCAGCGCCTTCACGGTGAACAACATACCCCCGCCCGCATTTCACCGGCGTATCGGTAAATAGCACGTTTTGTCCGGCGGGCACCGCCTGGACAGCGTTCGCAGTAAGTTCAACCGCCATGCTAGTCCCTCCTTACGCTACACTCCCGCAGCCGTAGCCGTTACCGTAGCAGCAGTTGGGATTCTGCACCTGATAAGCGGGAACCGGGCGGGGATTGTAGTACGCGAACTGGTTCTCCACATAGCCCTTGATCGTGAGATTCTGGGCATTCTGAGAAGCGGCCAGCTGCGCCATAAAGAGCTGCTGATTCTGGTCGGCGATTTTCTGATCCTTCGCCGCCAGCTCCTGGGCAGTCAAGCGCTGGTCGATGGAGCGGAAACCGCAGTTCATGGCATCGATGATATCACGGGTGGTGTTCTGGATGGTGTTCCGGGTGTCGCAGCTCTGGGTAGCCATGTTGTAATTTACGCCCTGGATAGCGGCGCGATTTTCGCAGCAGCACTCCTGATTTGCCATCTGCATCTGGAAAAGCTGCTGCATCAAGGCAGCCTGCTGATTGCACCGGGAAAGCTCCGCCGCCTGGAAACCGTTGCTGATATTCTGGTTCACGCCTGCAAACCCATTGAGCATACCGGTATTCATGGCGTAGAAGCCGTCGCAGACACCGTTGTTCACGCCGTCAATTTTCCGCTCGATGTTGGAAAAATCGGACGCGAGAACATACCCGTCCACCACGCCAGCGCCGGAACCACGGCCGCCAAAGCCTCCGCCCCAGCCGTTGCCGCCCCAGCCGAAGAAGCCGAAGATCAGGAAAATGATGATCCATGCAGACCAATCACCGCCCCAACCTCCGCCATAGCCGCCGTTGTTGCCATCGGTGACAGCTCTGATATCAGCGGGGGTCATTTCACTTGCTGTAATACTCATTTTGTTCTCCTTTCAAAAGATGAAAAATATAACAAAATCCGGCCAGATTATTGTTTACCTTCTAGGCGCTCCGAAGCCAAACATGCCCCGGAATTGCTCAAACTGCCCCTGCATCTGCTGTGCCATTTGCTGGGCTTGGTTAAGCTGCTGCTGGTTTACACGCCCGCTCTGCACAAGCTGATTAAGCAGTTGCTGCGGGTCTTGCCCCCTCATCTGCTGCATAAATTGGGGGAATTGGGAAATCATCTGCATAGGATTAGGCATCATTGCGTTTTACCTCCGCTTTCTTGGCATCGCGTTTTCCATCTGTCAGCTGGTTCAGCCGTTCCTCTACAGCAGAAAGCCGCTGCTCAAATCCTGCGCTGACTGCCTCCGGGGTAGCTCCTACGTCCCGGATTTTGTATTCATACGCTACAATCGGCATTGGTCGCCCTTGCGCGTCCGTCCGCTTTTCGTAGAATACAGGCTTATTGCTGTCCCAGAGCCGCACAAATCCGTTTGCCGTGACGATAAACGCCTCCGCCGCAGATTCCGAAGCTACCCAAATTCGGTCATCAAGGGGCGGCTGTTGGCCTTGGACGGGTATCTGCGGTTGCCCGATGGGCATTTGCGGCTGGAAATAGTTGGGCTGAAAATAGCCGGATTGGTAGTTGGGCTGCATATAAGGATTTGCCATCATTCACGCCTCCAAAAATAGATAGGATTTTCGTCCATTGAGTTCCAAGTATCGTACAAAACGCCGTTTTCCACGGCAACAACGTGGTTTTTCAGCGCGACAACGTAGATCCCGTTAGGGTATTCCCGGATAAAATCGCCTACGGTGTAGCAATCCGGGCATTCCGCCGGGATTGCCGCCCGCCTGAATCCGTGCCGCCGTAACACCGCGCCCCATACGTTATTTGCGCTAGGCATATCGCATTGAGTCAGCCCCTCGCTGGCCAGCTCAACGTATGATTGATACCAGTCAATTCCCAGAGCCTTTGCCACAGCTCTAACTGCGCAATCGCCGACTTTCGCGGCGCGGGGATTTGGATTAAAGCTTTGAAATTCAGCCATAGGCAACGCCCCCTTCATGCCTATAGAATAACAAAAAAATCGGTAGGGAAACTCTCGTTTCCCTACCGACTTACAATCACATATCCTTCAAAAAACTATCAGAAGTCTATGTTTTTGGGGAGTATGTAGCTATACTCCTGCACACTGCTATAGGAGTTTTTCAACTTCCTAATGTACCTATCTAATGTGGCAAGGGACATGCCGTAAGCGTGGCACTGCTGTACACGGCTCCATCCGGCGGCTCGGGTGCGGATGATCTTTTCCTCCAGCGGCGTAAGAATCGCCAGAGAGCAGAACTCATCCAGAATTACCCGATTCCACGGGACTTTATCCACTTATCACATCAGTCCTCCTTGGGGGAACTGTAGGTTCTTGCCTGTTTGCTGTCAGCGATACCGGCGGTGGTAGGATCATTGACCACGCCCAGAATCACCAGCAGGGCAAACACGGCGTTCACCACGGCCAGCAGCTTATCACCAATTTCGCCCAAGTCCAGCGTAAAGCCGAACAGGGCGGCTACCGTCTGCACCAGCAGAAGCAGCGCGGGAATCGCGGCCAGCCAGAAGTTCTTGTTCTTGATACGTACAATCCAGTTAATCATTTTGTTTTCCTCCTTTAATTATGCAGCGGAAGTTTCCGCACTTCCTCCATTACACGTTTCGCAGAGCCGTTGCCTCCGGCTTCTGCATATGGCGCATAAAGATAATCGTTCAGGTTCTCGTACTCATCACTGGTGATATACCCGCGCTCCACGTACTTCATTCCGAGAAATACGATTCTATCATGCGCGATTCCCACCAGCAGGCGGGTGTTTGCGCTTTTCTTTGTCCGGCGGGCATCCAGATAGCTCCAGAAGCCCGCCGACCCAATCAGCGTGATTAGAATCGTAACGGCAGTTTTTACCAATTCGTGCATCTCGTTCCTTCTTTCTTATCCATTCCACCGGGCATAGCCGGGACGGGTGTCCACATGAATGCCCCAGCTGTACAGCCCAATGCCGCCAGTGCGCCCCATGACATCCTCCGCCACGGCTTTCATCTGCGCCGGACTTGCTGCGCTGTGCAGATCAGCGGCAAGCCCAAACAGATGCTGAGAATTGGACACGCCGCCGACCTCGGCATTGTGCGCCGCACACCGGACGCCGGAGCCGCCGCCGTCCACGATAGAAATTGGGATACCCAGCCGGTGCCGGATTTCATCTACAGCACGCACCATGGATTCTTGCGGCTCCACCGGGAACCCACCGCAGCGGCCGCAGGGGCATCGAAATTCCTTCCGGGTGAAATACTTGATATCGTCCCAGAATGTTCCCGTTTTCGGCGCGTCCATGCTCTCCGGCTTCTCTACCTTTACCGCCGTCCCGGCGATAGCACCGATGAGCATTTTCTGGGTAGCGGCTCCCGGTATCCCGTCCACGGTAAGCCCGTAGTCGGCCTGAAACGCCCGGATAGCCGCTTGGGTATTCCTGCCCTCGATGCCGTCAATTGCGCCGGGAGAATAGCCAAGGTAAGTCAACAGGCACTGAATTTGCTTTACCGTCATACGTTCACCTCTTCCCAGCCCTTGGGGTATGCGGACGGCGACCATACATTATTGCCCATCGTTGAACGGTATACTTTACCGCCTTCCGTGCAGCAGTCGCCCTTATTATAGGGGCTAGTAGACATAGCGACGAACGGCAATGCTTTTGCTGGGTCGGTACTCCACGCAAACCCCCACTGTGCTGGAAGTTCCTCTGGCTCCTGGGTGTAGATAGTGCTGTCATAGGGCTGCACCAGCCGCACCACACGGCCAGCAGATGACCGGCACACAAACCCGGCCTTGCGCTCCAGCATGTTTTTGTTTGCGGCAGCGGCCTTGAAACTGGGGATGTCGCTATCCGCCGCGTTCAGTTCGGTGCCTGTCATGTCTGGGGCTTTCTCCTGCAAGGCAAGCGCGTTCGCCCGCCCCTGGGCATACATGATGCTTTTTCTTTCCTCTTGTGTCACAGACTGTCAACCCCTTTCTTGTAGGCTTCATCCAGCTCTTTCAGCTGTTCCTCGCCGCCGCTGGCTTTTATCTCCCTGATTTTTTCAAGGATAGCGTTTTTACGCTCTTCGATGGTCATCATGCGTTATTCACCCCCAGAGCGGTTTCAATTTCGGTCAACGCAGATTCATATTCGGCGTTCTTCTTCAACGCCTCTTCCAGCGGGGTGAGGATTTCCTCCCCGTCCCGGTAGAATTTGCCGCCGCTGTAGGTGTCGCCAATACCCACGGGGCGGTCTGCGGGGTCGATGAGATTTTCGGTTTCCGGCTCAGAATCAGAACACCACAGTACGTTGATAACTAAACCGTTTTCAATACGTGTCATACTCTTTGCCATTATGCCGCCCCCCTCGTATTGCGAATGACCGCAATGCCAGAACCTCCGTTGTGCGTGCCATTAAGCGCATTACCAGCACCGCCGCCTGTATTGGTAGCTCCATCGCTTCCCATATTACCACCGCCACCTGCACCGCCAACGGGGGATACGCTGCCCTTATTGCTTGCTCCAGCTCCACCTCCGGCGTATAGTTTTCCGTTTTCCTCGCCGAATTCTCGCGTTGTTGTTCCCTGCCCTTTGCCCCCATCGCCGCCACCTGAGCCAGCGGTAACGCCATCAGAGCCGTCAGAGCCACCGTTACCGGCGCCACTTGCGCTTGTGCCACTTGCGCTTGCATGGACATATCCACCGCCGCCAGACCCGCCAGCGGCACCAGCTGAACTAGCGGGGGACCCGCCACCACTGGCAGATAATCCGAAGGCGGATGTGGTTCCGCCATCAGCTGCACCAATCCCGCCAGCACCGATATCGATTGTGTATGGCGTATTGGTGGTTACGGTAATGGCTTTACCCGTTTGAGTGTAGCCGCCGCCTGCACCGCCGCTATGTATCTTGCCGCCAACGCTCCACTTTGTACCGCCACCGCCACCAACGAGAAACACATCGATTCCGCCATCCGCACCGTTGAGGTTGGTAAACGTCAACGTACCAGAGGTTAGGAAACGAATCTTCCAATTATCCTGAGATACTGCGATAGGCTCGTCAGAATCGTTGACGATCTCGAACGTGCCGGTGTAGGTAAATTCTGGGATGGTATTGAACGAAATTGCCGTGCTGTAGTCCGTGGTAATGGTCACGGTCTTCTGGGCAGTCTTGCCGTCGCCAGTGATGGTAATGGTCCACGTACCTGCTTCCAGCCCCTTGAATACCACCACGCCACTCGTTCCGGAGTTCTTGGTCTTTGTCTTGCCGTCCTTGGAAACAGTCACAGTGACGTTCGCCGGGGCTGTGACGGTAAGGGTGCCGCCTGTGCCGCCCCCGGTATTTACTCTGCCAATCATGCGCTTACACCGCCTTTCCAGCAAATAATGGTGGGAATTGTAATTGCCGATTCCGGGGCGCTTGTGGCATACAGATACACGCCACCGTTATAGGTAGCCGCAACAGGGGCAAAATTGCCGTCAATTGCGTCTGCCACGCCAAGACCCACCTCTGGAATCATGGTATCCAACACCCCCGTCAGCGCGATCGCCGCGCGGAATGGATAATCCTGATAGGTGGAATCAGCCACAAACGCGGATACCGGTACGCTGGTATCCGTGAATAGGAGCTTTTTCAGCTCCACCCCCGTACCGGCTTCCAGGTCTGCCAGCTCCCGGTTGATGGAATCCAGAACCGATGTGGCTTGTGCCGTGGTATCATCAAGCACATCTTTTACTTGTGCCTGCGTTTCCTGCAAAAGTGTGGAAAACTGGCTCTGCATTGTGCTTGTATCAATGCTTACATTTTCCGTCACAAGGCCACACACCGAAGCGTCAAGCCGCTCATCCGTAATCATGGAAGCGGTGATAGCGGTTGTACCGGCTGCAACGGAAATCCGCGCAAGGCTGATCTGCCGGATTGTGCTGTTGTTTGTCAGCGCCGGGGCTGCTGCCTTCCCGGAGTTTGCGCCTTTCAAGATTTTCACTTCCGGATAGTCCACGTAGTTTGTGGTTTTCCACTCCACGATTACGCGATCAATCCGGTTCAGAACGCCGTCTGCCGCATCAACGGCAAGCTGCAATTTGGCACCGTCAACGGATTCATTATCAATCCACCAAACAATGCCGTTCCTTCCGGAATTTGCCATCCATCCGGTGCCGTCCGAGACTTCCACCGCCATTCCCTGCGTGGAAAGCGCCTGCACGGAGGCATTGCTGCCAGCAGCAAAAACGCCAGATGTGCGGCCATGGTGCCAGCGCATAACGTCTTCTGCGCCTATGTATGTATCTTGGTTATTCGGGAAACTTTTGATATTAGCCATTTAATTTCATTGCCCCCAATGCTGTAAGAATAGGGTCGCCCAATAGGATCTCCGTCCGGGCTTTGTTGCTGTCCAGTGTGTACTTAATGCCAGTGATCCGGGCGCTGAACGATACCCCGAATCGGGCGGATACGCATGACACAATATCCCCCAGAGCGTAATACTTGCCCAGATCTTCCGGGTCGATGGATACGGAAAAGGACTTCCGTCGGATTCGCTTTCCCAGCTCCATCTGTCCATAAGCACGCGCACGGGCTTTGCAATCAGCCTCAGATTCGTCATTTTCCTGCCGAACGGCTGTTTTGAACCACACTTCCCGGCGATTGTCCCCGGTTGCATCGCCGACAATCTCAATAAAAGTATTGTCTGTGCCGCTCAAGCTTCCTTGCACATAGGCCACATTGCAAAGGGTTGAATCGTCGTCGTTAATTACAAGGTCTTTTGCGCTTCCCTGTTCCTCCGAAAAGACAATAGCGTGAATGCCAGCCGTCAGGTCGCGCCCCTTGTAAAGGCGGAAAGTGTGCGTCATATCGTCGGGGTTCCACTCCATTGTGTGGCCTATGCCTTTTTCTTCAAGAAACGGGATAATTTCATCCAGCAAATTCCCGCCAATGAAAACATTGTCCGTTTTCTCGGTCATCCCGGTTGCCTGTGCAACTTGAATCCTTGTCATTCCCCGGAGATTATCGCTTATCAGCTTGTACACGCCCGTCTCGATAGTTGTCATGTGGTATTCCGATGCAATGATGCGCTTATTCAAAAGCCAGTTTGCGGTGTATCCATTCGCAGTTATGCGGTTCGTGGTCGTGTCAATCTTTGTGTTTTCTATCACAAATGTTACGTTTCTGCTCGTATCATACAGGAGATTGCCGACTTTCAACACGTTAATATTGTAGTCGCTTACCGGCGCAACCAGTATCAGCTTTCCGATATCGTTGTAGTAAATATTCATGATAACACTGATTGCGTGCCGGATTTCGTACCGGGTGGAAAAGTCCTCTTTATAGATTTCAAAGCTCATAGCGCGATCCCCACGATCTCCGTTGCGAAATCAATATCCACCTGCAAATTCGCAAGCCCGCTTGTCGCTTCCGGCTTCAACACATTATCCCCAACTTCCAGCTGAAACAAAGTGCTTTTCAGGCTTAACGCGCCCCGGCAATCTCCGTCAACGGATGACGTTACAGTTGTCCGATCGTGCGTGATCTCTACAATCAGCCGCTCCCCGCTGACAATAGTTTTATTTATCAGCAGAAATTTTCCCGTCGCGGCGTTGGTGATTTTTGGGTTCTCCACATCACCGCTTGCCGAGAGAGTAGCAGTAAACGGGACGGGAACCTGGCCGCGATTCTCCACGTTGATGAATTTCGCTTCAAACAGCTGGCCGAAACGATACGGCCTTGAAATGTTCCATGGGAATTTGAATAGCTTTTGAATGCCGGACAACGTTACCGCTGCGGAATCGTCCTTGCACCAATACGGATACGCCGCCAAAAGGGAAAACTGGAACTGTGCACCCCAGTCTTTCGGCTCAATGCTGGGTGTCGCCGTAGGCCAAACATTCAGATAATAGTCATCCGCGTACAGCTTTCCGGCAAGATCGGGGCGGATGACGGATATCAGCTTCTCTTTACTTGCCGCCTGACCGTCTCCCACCAGATACCCGTTGATATTCACGGGCCGGGGCTGAACGTTTTTGCTCTGAATTGTCGCGCCCGTCTGGTTGATGCCCTTCGCCTGGGACAGGGATACCGTTACCGTATCAATGCCCGTGGGCTTGTTGATAAGATATCCACCGGCATAATCAAAGGTAACGCTATCCCCGTTTTCGTTCACGTAGCGGAACAATTTGCTTAAATTGTTGAAGTTCTTCAAATCGTCCACCTCGCTTGTGTGAAATAAGCCTCTGTGGCTGCTGCCAGCTCCACTTCGGATTGCACAGGAGAATTAATATTCTGGATAATTGTCACGCCGCGTCCACCACCAGCAAAGCCCACTCCGTCGTAGTCCACCCCGCCGGATGCACCAGCCGATTTTCCAGCCCTATATGCTCGCGCTTCCTCGGCAGTGAGAACTTTTTCCCCCTTGTGGAGGCGTACCAGATAATCGTCGTATGGTACATAATCAAGGCCGCTCTTTGCTCCGGGAACGTTGCTCCCTTTGATATTGGCCTTTATCGTGAGCGTGTAGTTGGCAAAGCTATTTGTCAGCCGTGATTTCATCTGGGAGGCGAGAGAATCCAGCTTATCCAAAACTCCCGGCGTGCTGCTGTCGATACCGGCAACCAGACCACTCATGGTATTGGTTGCCGCCTCTGTAGCCGCCGCCTCCTGGTCTAGATCGCCCACCTTTTCCACGTAGCTGTCTGCAGCTTCCTGCATACGAGCGTTCACATTCTCCACCGCCAGCGCCAATCCATCAGAAGTTTCGGTTCCTGCGGCCTCATATGCAGAAATTCCATCCATAAGGGTTGCAAATTTTCTGCTCAGGCCATCGGTACCACCAGACATATCTTCAAGTTCTTTACGCACTCCCGCAAGGAATCCGGCCTTTTCCCCATCACTCATGGATGCAAGATACTTGCCTAGCCCATCAATGCTAACGCCTGCGAGGTCTGCTTTTTCACGAATGAACGCAAAATCTTCGTCAATCTGCTGGAGAACTTCGGTATTACCGTGCAAATTCCCCATGAGGCCATCCCACGACATTTTCACAACTTCTATTTGGGAAGTAAATGCGGACCCCACATCATGCAGCCCGTTATAGATGGTGGTATAGGTATTCTGGTAATCCTCCAAAATGGACTGTGCGGCGGCCGCGTATTCCTCAGAAGCAGCCTTTATCACATTTGCGGGTCTTGCCGCTTCCTCGGCGGCGGCCTGCTCCTGCGCTTGCAGATCGGCAAGGTTCTGTTCCGCTTCATTTATCGCTTGGCCATATAGTTGCATCTCGGCGGTTGGCAACGATTGCCCCGGGTTAGTCGCATGCATCTTCAGGTTTTCTGCATTCAGCTCTGCATATTTGGCCTTTAATTCATTCAGTCTCGCGGTTGCGTCTTCTATAGTCTTAGGGTCACCAGCCAATTCCTTGGCCTTTTCTTTCTGCGTTTTGGCGGCCTTTACGGTAGCCACCGTTACGGCCGAAATTCCCGCAACAAGTAAGCCCAGTGGATTTGCCTTTACCGCCGTATTCCATGCATACTGTGCCGCAGTTGCAAGGGAAATCTTGCCGGTGAGTACGCCAACGGCTATTTCACTGACGGAGAATACGCCATTCAGCGTGGCTTCTGCAACCGCCGCTTTCCCGCTTTCCGCTGTGAAGAACGCAAGCGCCGAAGCATTCGCCGTGAATATCGTGGCGATATTTGCAACGGCCTTTCCGGCCATATTCACCCCGATTGCAGTACCGGCAACGGTTGCCGCTGTGGCCGCGAACTCAAACGCCGTTACGAGAAGATCAATAGCGCTATTCGTTTCCCGGAGATACGAAATAGCTTCTGCCGTGGCAGTTCCAACGCCGGTAACGATTTGCTGTACACGGGGTATAATGTTCCGTCCGGCTGTAAATACGCTGTCCACGAAGTCCTTGGTAAGTCCTTCCATGTCGGCGCTGCTGTCAGCCATGCCGGTAGCCAGATTTTGCCATGCTGCCTTCATTGACGCCGTAGAACCCTCTATCGTCCTTGCCGCTTCTTCCGCAGCATAGTTCGAAAGCCCCTGCATTTCGATATAGTCCGCAAGGGCGGCCTGGCAGTCGGCCAGATTGTCGATGGTGTAGGCAGTGGCCTCGCCGTTTTCCGCATTCCACTCGTTCACCTTATCAATCAGCTGCTGGAACCCCTCTTTTGTGGGGGCAATACCCAGCTGCAAATTGTCCAGCATGGTGTAGTTGGATTTCATAATGCCGTTAAAGGCATTCTGTACGGCTTCTTGGGTGTTTCCGGTTGCCGCCACAACGTCGGCTTCGGCGGTGATAACTTTGTCGGCGAGTTCGGCGGCGGCCTGCACATTGCCACCAAGGGCGGTTTTCAGGCCGGTTGCAAATCCATTCACCTGCTGCAAATAGTCGTTCTGGCTCATTTGCACGGTCTTGTAGGCGTTTCTCGCTTTCTCCGCCACAAAATCGTAAGCGTCGCCGAACATCAGCTGTGCGCCACTGGCTAACTGCTCATACCGCGCATAACTGGTGTAAGCCGCTTTTCCAACGTCTGCAACTACCCCTGCAAGCTTCTTTACTCCGGCGATAATCGCGCCGCTGGCAAGGTTGGCTTTCAGAACGTCGGCGAATGTGCTTGTTTTGTTTTCAGAATCCTTTAGTTTACGCTCATATTCATCTGTATCCAGCGAGATCGTCGCAAACAGCTCGAATACATTAGCCGCCATCCTGCCCACCGCCTTTCGTCACCAGTTTCAGCCCGGCATTTTTCACCACATCCGCCACGATATCCTCCGCAGACCGGCTTTCCTCCGGCTTTGGATTGATGATATCCTCGTATCCAATAGATAGATACAATCGCTCATCACGCCCCGCCGTGTTTTGCGTTATCATCTGGATACCGTCGGTAATGTAGCGCCGAAGGATTTCACGTTCGCATTGCTTTTTCAACTCCATGGGAAGAATGGAGAGGTACGCCCTCGCCCGTACTCTGGGGAGGGCGCACAGTGCGCTGATTATTCGCTCTGCTCCCCACGCCCCCACGATTTGAAAAAACTCAGCAGTTCCTTATCGTTGGAAAGCTCCTTAATCTGCCAAAGCGTCGCCATGGTACTCTGCGCGGCCACTTCCTCAATGCTCTTTTCGCCCATGATGGACAAAATAGCATAAATGTCGGCGCGGTGCGTTTTCAGCAGCAGCGGAACAACGGTGGTAATCCTCTGCGCACCAATCAGCATAACGCCGACTTTTGTGGAGTTTTTCTTGTCCACCGGCTTGCCGATGGCGTTCATGATTTCCTCATCAGAAACGAGATTCACAATGTGCGGGGTGATCTCGCACAACACGTCCAGGCACTCGTCCGTGCCAAGTTGAGATAATTTTCTCATGCTTAGCCTCCTACATCGTAGCGGATTCGGCCTCTCCGGCCTTTACGTAAATCTCAAAAGGCGGCGTATCCTGCGCCGTGATGGAATAATGGCCGGTGAACTCGAACGCGAACTGGCCTTTGCTCTTGTCACCGGTTTTCAGCTGGAAACCGCCAGTAGAAAGGCCGTTCAGCATATGGATGGCCAGATAGCCGCCCTTTTTCGCGCCGTTTTTATCGGAGTAGTCGGCCACAAGCCAGATGTCCTTGAAATCCTCGGCGGCAATATCGTTTCTGGGCGTGATTTTCCCGACGGCTTCATCAGCGGCGGCTACCATCGTTTTTGCGTTAGTGGCATTCATGGATGCAAAAGTGCCGCTAAGCTTCACCTCCCAGCCTTCCAGCCGTTTCAACTCCTTTGTGTTCTTCGGACAGTTATCAATATCCTCGCCGAAATCAGAGAAGCTGGGCGTTGCCGCGAAGGTCAAGCCGCCGCTGGTAGCGCCTATGATATCGGCATTGTCATACTCCGCCGTATCGGGCGAAAAGGCTGAAAGCAGAACACCGGCATTCAGCACAAGCTCCTTAAAGGTATCCTGCGGAATCTGTGTAAATTTCATTGATTTCCTCCTATATGGTATTGAAAATTGCGGCAACGTTCAGTTGCCGCAATTTGATGGATTGATCTGATTCAAATGTGGAATTGATGCACCACGGCTCACCGCGCATAAGCCAAACTGTGCCGGTATCACAAGGCAGCTGAATGCCTCCACGTCCTATCGTGCGGGAAATTTCCTCTGCCTTGGCGTTCGGCTCTGCCTCTTTCTCCGTGTGATACCACAGCTTTACCGTCAGCGAGTTCGCCATATCGCCCCACCCGCCGACGGAGACCGAATAGGTGAGGTAAGGCATTACGGTATCGCTCGGTACCGCTGTATCCGGATACGCGGGGAGATTAAAGCCGGAAAAAAACTTGTAGAGCGCTTCTGTTGCCGTCATTTTGTCAGCTCCCATTTCTCGGCGGTGACTTGGCACATATCCAAAGTGCCAACGGTTGGCGCTTCCTTATCGCTCCCGTTGCTCGTCACCCGGAAAATTGCACCATCGGAAAGCCGCTTGAATACATCATGGAAAGAAAGCGGATTCGCGCGGCGGGTGGTAATGGTGTACACACTGGTAACGCCCTCCTTCTCCGCGATTCTGGATTGCATGGAGGTATCCAGAATAATAGCCGCGTCGAACTCCGCGCCCTGTGCCCATTCCGTTGCCCAGCCGCCCTCCCCATCCGGGGTGCGCTTCTTTTCCATCAGTACGCACGTGTTATTCAGGTAGTAGTCAAGCAAGCTCATATCTTCCTCCATATCCGCAAGCGCGGCGCAAACACCGTTTTCCAGCTCGTGCTTTCTCCGGAGCCGGGCGAACCGCTTGCCTTTGTGTACGAGTAGCCCCCGAAAGATTCGCTTTGATACGGGCTTTGTACGGCCTCAGCGTTCTTCTCCTGCCACGCATTGATTTCATCCAGCATCGCCAGCACCTCCGGCGGTACGCAGATTTCAGTAACGATTCCGGTATAAGTTTCGTTCCGCAAATCAGCATCACCGTACACGTGAATCCCGTTATTCCTCCGGCTTCCTTCGATCAGGTAGTAATCGCCTGTTTCAAGGCCGGGAATAACGATCCGGTTCCCGGTGATTTCCTCCCCGGTAAACTGCCAGTGCAAGCCGGGGAAGAAATTACGCAGGTACACAAGCAGCTCATACAGGCTTACCGCATGCCCCATGTGATTCCCTCCTTTACCGGCTCTTTACAACGGCCAGAATGTCCGCTTTGTTCATTGCGGCGCTGACCCCGGAAATACCGTTTTCTTTGGCGTACTCCAAAAGCTGCGCTTTCGTCATTCCGTCAAAGTCCACGGTTTCCGGTGCGGGTTTGTCAACCGTCAGAGCCGCCCTTAACCCCCCGCCGGGGTAACAGTGGCAACGGCGATGCCGTCCAGGTACTCCGCCCACAGTTTCATGCCCATGATGGCGTACATATCGCCGGTAGCCCGGGAATAGTCGCCCTCGACATGTACGCCGATCAGGTTCGTTTCGCCCTTCACGGTGTAATTCAGCCCCAGCTTGGCAAAGTCGCTGTCGCTCGGGTCGATGTTCTCAACCGGGGTTGCAATCACCTTACCAGCGGCGACGTACTTGTCAGGCAGGAGGAAAAGGGTGTTGTAGCCCAGGAAGTTCTGGACATAGGTAAGGCCGAACATGGTCTGGGTGGTAATCTCCTTGTCGCCCAGGTAGTCGTAGAAATCCATGATGTTGGCAAAACCAACAACCTCGGTCACGTCCTTGTCCATGCCCATGAACTTCGCAAGCACCTTGCCCTTGGCCTGTGCGAGCGCCAGCTGCCAGGTCTTGGGGGTCAGCGCCAGAGAGCCGGTAGCCAGGAAAGTGTAGAAGTCACCCAAAACCTTGTTTTGCAGGGCAACCAGGAAAGCGTCGTCCGTCTTTTCTACGGCGACCTCTGCGCCGTATTTGGCCACGCTCTCGATGGTAACGCTCTTTGCATACTTGGCCACCTCGATATCGCCATAGGTGACGGGGGAAACCTTCATCTTAGTGAAGGGGATCTCGTCGCCTTCCGCTACGGTGGCACCGCCCTGCAAAGCGCCGTCTACCTCTGCCTTGTAGGATACCAGTTTCGTTCCAGGCGCCTTGCGGATAGGCCGCATAATGCCCAGAATGGTGCGCAGTGCGTCCCAGTTATCGTTGAACCGGGTTACAAAGTCCACCTCTCGCGCGGACGTGGCGAACTGTGTGGAAATCGTTACGTTTTCTTTTGCTGCCATTTGTACAGCTCCTTTCAAAAAAGTTATTTGTTTTCGCTTGCCATGCTTTCAGCAAGCGCGGCCTGCCTCTCAGCGGTGGACAAAAGATACCGGCCTTTATCGTCCTTTTTGTAGATTTCAGCGCGGCTCTTTGCGCCACCAGAGGTGTCAGGCGGGGTCTGCGTTTGGGTGCCGGTGGCGGTAGTCTTGCCGATCAAGCCCTTGTAATCGCCGGAAAGCAGCCCATCCAGTGCGGCGGTATCTTTGATACTTTCGCCGTCCAGTTTCAGGCCGTCGATTTCAGCTTTCGCTCCACGGATTACCAGCCCCATGCTCTCGGCGGGAATGCCCTTGCTCTGGAAGTACGCCCGCGCGGCCTTTTCCTTGGCGGCGGCGCTCTCCTTGGCGGCAACCCCGTCTTTGAAATCCTGAAAGTCTTTCTTTTCCTTCTCGTACTTGGCCTTGTATCCGCCGTCAGCGTCTTCCTTTTTCAGATCATCCAATTCCTTTTGAATGCCAGGAAGTTTCTCAGCGTCGGCCTTGTACCTCCCGATATCGGCTTTCAGGCCGTCCACGGTATCGGTGTGCGCTTCAATAATGGTGTCTACCTGTTCGTCGGTAAGCCCCATTCCCTTCAAAAGTTTGCGAGTTAATGCCATTGTTTCAGTCTTCCTTTCTTCGCCCCTATTCTTCGGGGACGACTGTGATATAAAAGCCGCTATACTTCGCGGGTTTTACCGAAATAAACAAAAAAGGAGCCGAACAGCACGCAAAATATACGTACTGTTCGGCTCCGATTGCCCATTCCTGCGCCCAATTACGCAGGAGAAGAATATTTGATTGTTTTCTTTACTTCGAGGACTATGTAGCCGTCGCCCTTGCGCCGTATCTCCACATCGTTCCCACGCTTTATGATAGCCTCTATGGCCTTTATGATTTCGTCATTATTCATTTATTGCCCCTCAAATCGCGTCAGCGTTTTTGAATACTTCCATAAGTTTGGGAAACTGGATAGCAAAAAAATCTACCATTTCCTCGTTCTGTGCCCATTCGGAGTTTTCCGCAAGGCCACTTTCAAAGTTGAAGCCTCCATGTCTGATAGGCCGCTGTGCTGGTGAATTGGCCAGCTTCCGCGATTCGCCCGGCAATATCCTCAATCAGAAACTCCGTCACCGGGGTAATGAGCTGCTGTGCCTTATCTCCAAGGGCTTCAATCTGGTCAGCGGTCAGCATTGGCTTTTCTCCTGCTCTCTATCTGTTTGTAATACGGCTGTACCCGAATTACATTCCAATCGCATTCAAGCGGCACTTTACCGTAAAAAATCACAAATAACGGGGCTAATCGCTTCATCATTTCTTCATATCCTTTAAGAAAAAGCCGATTAGCTTCCTTGTTGTTCTGCGTTCCCACGCTGGACACGGCAACAACGCCGCCTACCGGCTCGCCATCGAAGCACCAATCATAGGATTGTTCATCACTCCAACTGATTGTTGGGTATACTGTAAGCCCGTGCGCCTGCCAATACGCCGCAAGCCAGTGTTTCCGATAGTGGTTGTAAATCTGCATGGCCAGTGGCATATCTGTGTATGTGGAAAAATCCGGTGCGCACACGGCGGCGAACCGAGACAGCATAGGAATATATCGGTCTGGCGTATTCCAAAACCTAGTAAATTGGTAATCATCCACAAAAGAATGCAAAATTTTTCCTTCCGGATTTTTGCAGCTCATGGCATAGTTCATCGGGATAAACTCGCCCGCCGGGTATTCAGTTGTCGGCGCGATTTCAGGTATTCCGTACTTTCCAACGCCGGGAAAAATGGCTTTATCTAGATTTTCGAAGTTTATCATACTGGCCTCCACGTACTACTACGCCTGTTGGCTCTACGGTACGTTTTCCCGTTCACAGTAACTTCCAGCGCGCCAGACTTTTGTGCAGAAACAAACGCATTAGAAAACGCTTTGTTTTCTGCTGCTTTTTTGTTTTTGCTTGATTTGCTGCGCACCGATTGCATGAAACTATCCATTTCTCCGCGTGCTTTTGCAGCCCTATCTGCTGCGCTACCCGTTTTCTGCGCTGTTGTAAGTCTTGCTGGCCCGCTTGAATAAGGATTGACTGCCCCCGCCGCCGTTTTCAACGCATTGGTTGCGAGATTTTTCATCTTGGTTGTGGCATCTTTTTTCTCATTATCCGAAAGAGATAGCCCGTTAATTTCCGCTATATTACGTTCAAATGTTCGGTTTATAATATCGCCCATATCGATTATGGATGCAGCATTTGCGCGTTCAATATCTCGTTTCGATAGGCCGACCCCAGCCTCTTTCCCGAACTTGCCGGCACCGCCGGCGCTTCCTCTACCGCCCATTCTTATTCCTCCCCTCCGTTACTATCTCCAAGAATGTTAATTTTTCTGGTTTCCACGCCCTGTCAATCTCCTTTGGTGAGTTCGTCTTTTAGAATGTTTTTGTACGTTCCCTGATGATCGGCGATTGACGGCTTAATAAACGGGTGCGCCCGATTGCCAGCTGTCCAATGCCAGATCCCCTGCGCGTCCTGGTATTTCCGCGGAGTAGGACGGCCTCCGCCTCCCTCGGCGTATTTGCCCGTTCCCATTTCCTGATAAATGGCGTATTCGGTAGGCGTTCCAACAATGGCTTTTTTCCCATCCTCCACGGTATGTGTAATGCTGTTGCGCAAATTCCCAGTATCAACGGGGCATAAATCCTTGGCATATTCTACAGCTTTTTCTCCGCAGCGTTCCAATCCGCGCTCACACGCTTCACCAAGTGCGCGGAGGATTTCGTCGGAGTTATCCACAAATGTAACGCTCATTTCCCCTCCTTTTCTGCTTCTTCCAGAGCCGGTCTTGTGCGGTTCGTGGCGGCGCATACGCATAATCCACCACAAGCAGGGATTCCAGCCCGCTTCTTTTTTATCTGGTTGGAAGATTTTGGCATAGAAAAAGCACCATGCAATTTTGCACAGTGCTTTCAGCCCTTGCCATATTCTAATTACAAAGCTTTTCTATCTCTTCCCTCTTGCAGTCCAATAGTTCGTTGTTTTTGTCCAGTTCTACAAGGTAGAAAATGCCACCAGTATCACGAACATCGACGACAATTCCTGTGTCGCCTGTCTTGAGGACTTTTACATGGTCGTATTCTTTAATCATGCTTCCCCACCTCGATTCTTTCTAAAACTGGTTACAATTCTCGGTTTGCTATCCGGCGTATCTTGTATCCACCCCGTAACAAAAGACCGCTTCTTTGTAACTCCCAACTCCATGTAGATGTTAAATTGAGTTGCTCCGCCGCCCAATTCCTTGAACTCCACAGCTTTGCTCATATCAAACTGCCTTGCCATATCGTATCGCAGCTTAAGCGGATTATCTGCTGTGTAGCCAACATCGAAGAACTGGTCGGCGTGCTTTGCCCCATCTTTCAGGAAATATCCCGTGTATTTCTTCGGAGTAGTTATACACTCAGCATTCTTTACAACATCGGTCTGCCGTTTCGTTGTTTTGAGCGTCTCCCACCCATCAATATCATTATACTTCAAATCTTGGAATTTTGCAAACGTTTTCGGGGCTTTATTTCCCAAAACATTTACAAAATCAGCATATTGCCGTTGGTCGGCCTGATAGTTCTTGCCAGCTTTTACCATGCCCGCCCATTTTTCTGGGGGATACTGCGCTTTCTTCTCGTCGTACCATTCTTTGTACGATTTTTTCTTGATAAGCTCATATTCCCCAGTTTCGGGATTCTTCACGCGCATCATGTGGGGTTCTGCTTCCAGATCATCGTCCGTGGCATTCACCACCGTGCAGCGGCAATTATACAGCTCATGCCCAGGCGCTCCCAACGAGCCATCACCGGGGAACATCATCTTATAGCCGCCGACATCGAACGGCTGATCGTAGTCCACAATCTGATTGTCTGCCATACCGTGATCGTGGCGGGTGCGCAAATCCTTTGTGGCTACCCACTTTTTCTTGGATTTAATGCCCCACATTTCGTCCGCGGCGGCGTAGCTGTCCATTCTACCGGCATTCTGTGCGGCGGTAACTGCCGTTCTTGCCGCTCGAATGGCGCTTACACGGCTCATTGTGACGATTCTGGACTGCAAATCGTCGGATATCTGCTTGATGCTTCTGCCTTGCAAAATGGAGCCTGTAACGCTTGCTGTAATCTGCTGCTTGCCAAAAGCCAAATCAATGCCCCGCTTTAGCGCCAGCCTTTCGGGGTAGTATGGCATTACGTCCGGCTGCTCCACAATTAAGCGCTTTACGGTCTGCTCGTCAAAAAGCGTAAAATCCGCGCTCGGGTGAACGCTCTCGATGGTGTAAGCGGTGTAATTTCGATTCAGGGAGTAGACTCCAGGCGTAGCGTCGTTCACATAGGCAAGCGCCACCTCTTTTGCTTCCGTCGCACGTTCGGCCAGCTTGTCCCGAAGCGCTTCCAACCGTGTCCCGCGCCCCATCTGGTTCAGCCTCCATTGTTGGTAGTCCTTTTCAGTCCACTCCTTACCGTTGCGCTTCTGGCCTATCAAGTCCTGCATCTTCTTATCCTGATCAGCAAAGTGCTTGAAAAAGGCATCTATTTCCTCTTGCAGTTCTTTAGCCGCCTTAGAATATACGGAGTTAATGCGGCGCTCCAAGTCGGCAAGCGCCCTATCGGTTCCTCTATCGGCTTCATTCGGTCTGGCCATCCTCATCACCGCCGTAAACCGTATTTATGTCAGCGTCTGCTTTCCTTTTCAGGATTTCCGGCACTTCCTCCGGCAAAATCCACGGGAGGTGTTTCAGAACCGTTTCATCATCAAGGAACGCAGCTGCCGCAAGCACCATATTGGTTTCCTCTGCTTGATTGATAACTTTATTCCAGCTAAAAGCCGGTTCCGGGTTGGCAATCCCAGCCACTGCGCAAATCTGCCGAATGAAATCTATCAAGAAATATTCGAAATCGGCGCATTTATTGTCCTGCGGCTGATAAGCCGCCGAAATCTCTGTAGCCGTTTTCTCAGCGCCCGCCAGAGCCGTCACGTCAAGCATCTGGGCATCTTCGTACAGGTCGCGCCGCAAAATATCCAGCATGGTTTTCCGGGCTTCTACGGGAACGTCAAGGGTGTGAGCTTCTGCCGCCGTTTCAGCGGAACTATCTACCACATTCGCCTTTACGCTCTTCATTCTCTGGATGAACTGTGCCAAATCCGTATCGTCCATAGCGCCGGTATTGTGCAGAATCCAGTAAATTCCGCTGGTATCGTCAATTTGGTTGGCGAACCCGGATTTGATAAAATCATAGCAGTCTATGGAGCCACGCAACCCAACGAGTTCGCTTTCGTGGGTATCGTTGCCATACAGTACCGCAATAGGCAGGCGGGTGTAGTTCTCGTCGCACACATCCACAACGCCTAGATCGTTCCTCAGCTCCTTGTGGATGTATGCGCGTTTCTCGGCCATGGGCTGCGCGTCGTCGCTTCCCTCGGCGCTCCATTCGCTCACGCCGTCCAACTCGTAAAGCGTAGCCCGGAAAACAGTTTTTCGTCCGGTCTCCCGGAACCAGTACCGAATACCGGCCATCAGCTCCGACGTTTTTTCATCCAGCAGCGGGACAAATCCCGGATTTCCGGGAGTATCGGCGAATGAAAACACTTCCAGATGATCGAGATTCCAATAGCCGTAGGAAACGCCCTGCGCCAGTGCCAATTTTGCCGCCGTTTGCAGCTTATTGTCGAAGTCCGCGCCCAGCTTTTCCTTTTCGTCCATGCTTACGCCATTAGCGCAAATATATCCCACTTCCTGCGTCACCAGCCGCCGAAACGTTAGCGTTTTAAGCCGGTAGTCGCTGCTCCAAATATCAGGAGTTTTGTTCCCGGATAAGGTAAAAAGGAACTTCTGGAATTTCTCAATGGTGATATTGTGCTTATTATGATACTGTCAACCCCTAATTTACACTAACGAAAACTTATTATTTCTACCGTTTCCCACACAAAACCGCCGTTTTATGGGCGGTTTTGGTGTACCCCATTCCGCCGGGGTGCATAAGCTGGCGCAGCGGGGCTATTTGCTCAGGCCTGTGGGGGGTGTTCCGCCACCTCGAGCATCGTTGCAAGAAGTTGCAACGCCACCTTGACGGCCTTTGTGGAGTCGTTGCTTCTGCGAATCAGGTCAATAACCTTTCTTTCATTCTGCTGCTTCACAGTTCAGCCCTCCATTTTTCTTCATGTGCCTTTGCCCAGCGTACACATTCATCCGGGGTCTTTTCGGGGTGTTCATTGGAGTACCGGAACGCCATCAAGACCATCCGTCTTTCGTTCACGGTCATGCGCATAAGTTCCTGAAAGCACTGGTCTTTGATCTCACTCATGGCCGTTACCTCCCATCTTCTTCCCGTACTCCATGCCCAGCAGGAAACCATAGACACCGGCGGCGTCGGAAGAATCGCCCCAGAAGTTCTTGTAACACTCGTTCCCTTCTTCGTACAGTTCCTTCATTGCGCCCCACATGGCATCTGCTACCCGGCATCTGTAACCGGCTTGTCGCATGGCTTCTATCTGCTCCTCCGTTAGTTCTTTATAGACAGCATGGAGCCATTCACGGGCTTCTTTGGTGCTCTGCTTCTCTCGGTACTCCTTTGCCGCATTACGGTGAACTTCGCTCAGCTGCCTAGCAGCTTCTACACCGTGAAGCTTCTTGATTTCGTTCCATGCGGCATCGGAGGCGGCAACGCTTTCATCCGTGGGGTCTGGCTGGGTGCTTTCCCACCAAATTTTGATTGCGGTGGCGGTCTCGTCCAGTTTGTCCATATCCTCATTCATGTACACGACGTCCTTGCACTGGGCAAAAAAGAATGGCTGTTTCCGAAGGTTTAGGACAATGCGGGGCGCATCGGGGATGTTGTTGATGTTGGCTTTCACAAGGTTCAGTTTCATAGTTAATACCTCCAAAAAATATTGACAATTTGAATAAAATGGGCTAAAATACAGGCGTGGATATTTCCTTTCTGTGGTAGGCTCTACCACTCCCGGGGAAACGCTGTGGCGGCGTTCCCCGGGATTTTTTGCTACTCAGGCCACGGAGAAACGGCGGGCGGTGGTCTGCTTGGTGAATGCCTGAGCAACCTCCGGCATTGCCTTTTTCAAGGCTGTGGTGTCGATTCTGGACGATGTAACCGCCTTATAAGTGATCTTGTACTCTCCGGCGTAAGCGGTCTCAGAATCGCCCATGTGGACTTTGATAGCGTCCTTGATGGCTTCGGCTTCTGCCGTTGCTTCCTCAATCAGCCGTTGCAGCTCTCGCAGCTCCCGGCATTTGCTTTCCAGCTCGTTCATACTCATTGTGAATACCTCCATTATCTTTTTGTTGCCGTCTCTCCGTGCTGCCTCCGCCTTTTTGTGTTTGGTATAGGACTTACAACAAGCGGTGTTGAAATTGGGCTGTCCTGTTCTTCATGGCATTATTATAGCATACTATCATCAGTATGCAAGATGGAATATTGCACAAATATAACATCAGTATGCAAATAGCATTTTGTTCATTTTGCATACTTGCATCAGTATTCGCGGTATGGTAAAATAGTGCATGAATGGAGGTGATAGGGTGGGAGGAAAGACCAGCAACGAAAGCAAGGCAAAATACAACGCAAAAGCCTATGATCGAATCATCATTTCCGTAAAAAAAGGACATAAGGACGATATACAAGCCGCCGCCGATGCTGTCAGCCTGAGTGTCAATAAGTTCTGCAATATGGCTATTGATGAAAAGATTGAGCGAATTACCACCGAAAACAGTCCCGCCACCGAATAGCAGACCCCCCCGGTATCAAAACCGGGGGGGCTCACGCAGACAAACGAACGCAAACAAATTCAAATAGTTGTTGACAAATCGAAACGAATCGCATATACTACTAGTAGATAGCAACGATGATTGTCTATCGTGGCGTTGAATCGGTGGGTTGTTTCGGGGTGCAGTCCATCGTGGAGCCAGCCCGAGGGTTATGTGTTACCTCAACCCGAATAGGCATTTGCCGAAAGAAAACACTTTATTTGAGGCTTTGCTTTCTGCGAAGCCTCCTTTTTTTGACAAAGAGAGATAAAGACTATGGATCTTCTGTATCAAGCAGCGTCGGCGTGGCGGGAATTGACTGCATACACTTACCGCATCACCTACGGGAAGAATAAAACCCTCCACACAATCACCCTAAAATTTCGCAGAGATGAATTTTATCATCTGGCCGGATTTCAGTACACAAAAGATATTGTTCTGCCCGTCCGTTTCTCCCGGCCTAAGACACTGGATGTTATTCTGTCTGGCAAGATCACAGAATCACATATTTCCAAAAGTGAACACTATCCAATGATTACAGAGCGATTAGCAGCGATCACCCAGCTAAAAGCAGCCCTTGAAACGGCGTTCACGGTCTATCAGTTCAATGCGAAAGTTCTTCCGTTTTACACGAGTATCACGGCGCAAAATCTGATTTCCGCACAATGCGGGGACGTGGTATTTCTTTTTACGGACAGTAACGCCAGCGGTGAAGCGTTTTCAAAGTCTGTATTTCTGAAACGCCCCGATCACGACTTCAGCATAAACCAAAAAGCACTTGCCATTTTCAGAGTAGAAAGAGAAAACGGCGAAACAGTGTGCCTGTATTCCAGAGATGCACAATAACCGGGAGCCGAACAATACGGCTCCCGGTGCTTTTTATCTATGGCCAGTTCTTCGCCCATGACCCGCCACGGTTCTTTGTGGCGGGATTCTGTTTTGCTGTGGAAAAACGCATAGGGTCAGTGCTTCGCCCCTCTGAGCTTGTCCACGGAGATAATGCCGCCATGCGG